TCGCACCGCATGATATAGAAGTTACAGATTTTAGCAATGGAAAAACGAGAAGAGAAGTTGCTTATCAATTAGGTATTAGATTTAAAGTTGTTCCTAAAATACCATTAGAAGATGGTATACACGCAACAACAATGACTCTACCTCGATGTTGGATTGATACAGACCATTGCAAAAAGTTAATAGATGCGTTAAGACATTATCATCGGAAATATATAGATAAAAATCGTATGTTCCGAAGTAAGCCTGTACACGATTGGTCATCTCATGCGTGTGATGCAATGAGATACTTGTCTGTTGGTTTACAAGAAATTAACACTAGACAATCTGCTCCACAACATATAGCAGATAATGAATACAGGATTATATAATATGGGATCATTATTTTCACCAAAAATGCCGCCACTACCACCAGTACAACCTTTGCCGACACCGCCATCAACTGAAGTGTCTGCAGAAGAGAAAGCAAGAATTGCAGCGGAACAAGCAAAGATAGAAAGAAAAAGAAAAGGTAGAAAGTCAACTATCTTAACTGGACCTTTAGGTATTGAAGAAGAGCCTGAAACAGAAAAGAAAACTTTACTAGGATCATAATATGGGATCAAATGGAGCAATGATTGGAAAATTAAAACGACCAGATGTAGATTATAGTAAAAAAAATGTAACTCTTAAAACTAAAGACGGACAAAGTTTTAGAATAGGTCCATCAATTATTAGAGATAAACCTGAACAATTAACAGCTGCTAGAAAAACTTTTGTAGCAAAAACAGGTGGTAAATTAAAAGATGTTAAAACAACAGGTTTGTATAAAAAAATGACAACAACTGAAAAAAATAAATATAAAAAATTAAATCCTAAAGAATTTGAAGTAGGTTATAAATTAGGTAAAAAAAGTATTTTAGGAACATAACATGGGAGGAAGTCCAGCAAGAGCAGTTAAAAGATTTATTACTACACCGAAACCCCCTGCACCTATAGCAGCATCACCTACTACAGCAGAAGTTTCTCAAGCAACAGCAACTAGCATGGATGGATATGATTCAAGAAAAACAAAAGCTAAAGGTAGATCAATGACAATTATAACAGGACCTAAAGGTATAGAAGATCAAACAGTTACTTTAGGTAGAAAAAGTTTACTAGGAAAATAATGGCAAAAACAGATTTAACAAAAAAATTATTATCACGTTTCGATAGACTAGCAGGTCAAAGACAAAACTGGGAAACGCATTGGCAAGAAGTAGCGGACTACATGATGCCAAGAAAATCAGACGTTACAAAAAAAAGAAGTCGTGGCGATAAAAGAATGGAACTTATCTTTGATAGTTCCCCTTTACAATCTTTAGAATTATTAGCAGCATCATTACATGGTATGCTTACAAACCCATCAACACCTTGGTTTACCTTAAGATTTAAACAAGAGAATATAGATAACGAAGATGAAGCTAAACTTTGGTTAGAGTCTGCAACTGATGCAATGTACACAGCATTTAATAGATCAAACTTTCAACAAGAAATATTTGAATTGTATCATGACCTTATTACCTTTGGTACAGCAGCAATGTTTATTGAAGAAGATGATGAAGATTTTATAAAATTTTCTACAAGACATATTGATGAAGTTTATATTGCGGAAAATGATAAAGGTAGAATAGATACCATCTATAGAAAATTTAAACTATCAGCACGAGCTATTGTACAAAAGTTTGGTGCTTCTGTATCACAAGATATTTTAGTTATGGAAAAGAAAGACCCATACAAAGAAATAGAAATTGTACACGCAGTTTATCCAAGATCAGATTTTAATCCTAACAAAAAAGATAAAAAGAATATGCCATTCGAATCGGTATACATGGAATATAAAAATGGAAATGAATTATCTGTATCAGGTTATAAAGAGTTTCCGTTTGTTGTACCTAGATACCTAAAGGCTTCACATGAAATTTATGGAAGATCACCTGCAATGACAGCATTGCCAGATGTTAAGATGCTAAATGAAATGGCAAAGACAACAATCAAAGCTGCACAGAAACAAGTAGACCCACCACTATTAGTTCCTGATGATGGTTTTTTATTACCAGTTAGAACTGTACCAGGTGGATTAAATTTTTATAGATCAGGTACAAGAGATAGAATTGAACCTTTAAACATTGGTGCAAACAATCCTCTAGGTTTAAATATGGAACAGCAAAGAAGAGATAGTATTAGAGGTGTGTTCTACGTTAATCAACTTATGATGCAACAAGGACCACAAATGACCGCAACAGAAGTTATTCAACGTAATGAAGAGAAGATGAGATTGTTAGGACCAGTCTTAGGCAGATTACAATCTGAATTATTAAAACCATTAATTGATAGAGTATTTAATATTCTATTAAGAAACAATCAATTACCCCCAGCACCTGAATTTTTATCAGGTCAGGATATAGAAATTGAATACGTTTCACCATTAGCTAAAGCACAGAAATCCACAGAGTTACAATCTATTATGAGAGCTATTGAAATTCTAGGATCACTTGCTAATGTAGCTCCTGTATTTGATTATGTTAATTTTGATAATCTTGTAAAACATTTAGCTGATATAGTTGGTGTGCCACAGAAGATATTAAAATCACAAAGTCAAGTTAATGCAGAACGACAACAAGCACAACAACAACAACAGGAGCAAATGCAGATGCAACAATTACAACAGGTAGCAAAAGCAGGAGGAGATATAGCTCCACTAGCAAAAGCCTTACCTGAAGAAGCCAAAGCTGTTGCAAATGCTGATATAGAATAATGGGTCAAGCAAAAGACAAAGAAAAAAATTTTGAAAAGTATGTTCAAGATTTAAAAAAAAACTACCAATACATATTCAATACAGACGAAGGCAAACAAGTTATGTCTGATTTAGAAAAAAGATGCCACCATCATACGACTACCAATGTAAAAGGTGATAGTCATGAGAGTGCGTACATGGAAGGACAACGTAGCATCCTTCTATTTATAAAAGCAATGCTACAAAATAATAATGAAAAAGGAAGATAAAAATGTCAGAACAAACACAGATAACGGAGAAAACAACTCCGCCTGTAGAGACGACAACAACGCCTACAGAAACTAAACCTGTCGAAGCAGCAATAACGCCTTCTACAGAACCAACACCACAACCGACTAAATCTTGGAAAGAAGCAATTTCTGAAGAGTTTAGAAACGATCCAAACATAGAAAAGTTTACAGAGATAGATGCACTTGCAAAGTCATATATCAATGCAACTAAAATGATTGGACAAGATAAAGTTGCTGTGCCTAACAAAAACTCAACAGAAGATCAATGGAACGAAGTATATGAAAAACTAGGTAGACCTGAGTCTGCAGATAAATATACTTTAAATGTTAAATCAGATGTTGTGCCTATAGAAGATACTGCAATCAAACAGTTTGCAGAAAATGCTCATAAGCTAGGTTTAAATAATAAACAAGCTCAAGGTATTTTAGAGTTCTATAAAACAAATATGGAAGGTGTAGCTCAACAAGCTAAAGTTGATACTGAAACTGCTCAAGCTCAATCCGAGCAACTGTTAAGACAAGAGTGGGGTAGAGACTTTGAACCTAATGTTAAAAAAGCTGGAGCATTAGCAAAAGCTAATATGAATCCAGAAATATTAGACATGACTTTATCTAATGGAACTAGACTTGGCGATCATCCTGAAGTAATAAAAGGTTTTGCAAAGATTGCTAACATGATGTCTGAAGATAAAATGGTTACTACAGAAAGCGAAAACGTAAGTAATGTAGGAGATATTGAGTCAGAAATATCTGAAATTACTAATAATCGTGAAGGACCTTATTGGAATAAACAACACCCTGACCATGATAAAATGGTACAGCAAGTTTATACATTAAGAGAAATGTTAAATAGCAAATAATTTTAATCCCTTGTATTTTTTCTTAAATTAATATAAGGGATTATTACTAGGACAATTCGTAAGAACCCTAATGACAACAGGAAAGACTGTGTTCTAACAGAACTAAAATGCAAGAATTGCCTGTCAATTTGACGGAGAACCTTTCTGTTTAACTTAACAATAACAATAAAATGGAGAGACAATTATGTCATCAAATATAACTACAGCTTTTGTACAGCAGTATTCTGCTAACGTACAAATGCTATCTCAACAAATGGGATCGTTATTAAGAGACAAAGTCAGACTTGAAAGTGTTGTAGGAAAAAATGCTTTCTTTGATCAGGTTGGCTCAGTAACTGCTATAGAAAAAACTAGCAGACATTCAGATACTCCGCAAATTGATACACCTCACGCTAGACGTAGAGTATCACTTGCAGATTATGAATTTGCTGATTTAATCGATCAACAAGACAAAGTAAGACTCTTAATAGACCCGACTTCATCTTATGCTCAAGCCGCTGCTATGGCAATGGGAAGAGCTATGGATGATGTAATCATATCTGCTGCACTAGGTACTGCGTTTACTGGTGAGACAGGATCAACTAGCACATCAAATGCGAATCAAATCGTACATGGTTCTGCTGGTTTAACTATTGCAAAATTAAGAACTGCAAAACAGACTCTTGATTTAGGTAATGTAGATCCTTCTATACCAAGACACATCATAGTATCTCCTAAGCAGATTACTGATCTATTAGGAACAACTGAGGTAACAAGTTCAGACTTCAACACAGTCAAAGCATTGGCTAATGGTGAAGTAAACTCATTCCTTGGTTTTAACTT